CCGTCTTGGCAGCAAGCGCGGGCAGCGTGTGCTGATAGCCCTCGCTGGCGAACCAAAAGGTTCCGCTGTCGATGAGGCGCAGGTCGCTGCCCTGGGCGTTGTCTCCGTTGGACACGTAATAACCGTGTCCTCCGTTGGCAACGAAGTTGTTCAGTGCGCCGGGCGGGGCGGTGCACGAGAGGTCTGACCAAACGACATCGGTTGTGGCCCGCGGGGCCACCATCAGCTCCTGGCTGTTGGCGGGCTGCGGGTCACTGGGATCCGTGTCGATGACCATCAGGACGACGCCTTCCTTGGTGGCTGGTTCACGGCTGATGAAGATGAACTCAAGTTGTTCAAACTTGTAGTACTCGTACCCCTGCGCCACGACCGAGAGCCACGGAAAAGTGGTTCGGTCGCCTGCATTGATGCGGTAGCTCTTCGCCTGGAACGTTTCACCGAGGGTTGCGGCGTCGACGTTGATGGTGGCGTCTCCGAGGAACTCACAGTTGGAGATAGTCTCTCCAGCTGCATGGTACCCTCGCTTCGGGACACCAGACACCAGCCGCGCGTGGCGAGCCAGAGGCGTGCCTCCTCGCTGTCCGATGCCCGTTGGGGCTTGGCCTCGCTGAGTTGGCTTGGTTCGCTTGACATTTTTCGGCTGTGGCTGGGCCTTCTTGCCTTTGGCCATCGTAGGTTTGCCTTGGTCCTCCATCCAAGGCTGTTTAGAGGGTCGGGCCTGAGGCCGCCCATCCTGACTCATAAATGGTCACGATGTCGCTCAACAACGTTGGGCTGTGGCGGTTGTCCTCCATGTACTGGCGCAGGATTTGATCCTTGTCCAGGCAGCTGGTGTTGAGCAGCCGGTACAGCGATTTGCTCGAGTCGATCGGGTAGATCTTCTCCGGCTCTATCACTTGGCTGCAGAACTCCAGTCTGCCATTGCATGGTGTGTACTCGCGCAGGGTCTTGCCCAGTTTCGCGTACTTTTCCACCGCTCCTTCCACGTGGTCCTCATTGGCGTCGTCTCCCATGGCTTGCACGACTTCCGCTCCAACCCACCACGCGTCCTTGACGCGTATCTTCGAGTTGTCTGAGCTTGTGTTGTATCCGCCTGAGATTTGCCCTCCGTATTTCGTTTGTGCAAGCATCGTGCCGTCAGACAGGATGTACACCGTTCTCGCCAGCGTGTGCGCCATGTTGCGCACCATGCGGTGGTAAAGGGTGTTTCGGCCTGTTGATGTGTCGGCACGACTGTCTGCTGCTCCGAGGAGCTCCCACTCCTGCACACTCGTGTCCCACCCTTTGATATCGGACACCATAAGGGTGCCGTCGTCTAGGGCGTTGCGTACTGGTGCAAGGATGTAGTGGGCATCGTCGTCAGAGAAACCGATTCCAGGCTTGCTGGGCACGGTCCTCCAGAGTTTGATTTCCAGGTTGTTCTGCTTGCTGCACATGACCCTGGTGGCTATCTGGTCGATCAGGGAAACCTGGCAGATGGTTCTCCAATTACCGTTCTCGGACTTGCGTCGCGGGTTCGGTTCTTGTTTCACACTCACTGCCACCGGGTCCACGAGCCCCTTCTCCACCTGCTGCTGCGGCGTTTTATTGCTGCAGTCCGTGGTGGCCAGCTTATAAAGGCGGGCCACGACTGTTCTTGCGATGGTTGTGTGGGCTGCGTCGAGGGCTGCTTGGTTGTTTGCAAACTGCACTCTCAGCGGGAATCCTGGCGTCTTGGATAGCGTCACGCGGTTGATTGCTTCGTACACGCAGTCCGTAATTGGGTCTGTGTCTCCGAGCAACATTGCGTTCAGGGCATGGCTCAACTCGTCCAAGTTGACTCGGGGGTAGTGCTCGCGCACCTTGGCCTTTGTCTTCTCGTCATAGTCGATTGGTTCGGGTACCGTGTCTAGTTTCATGGTGTTGATTCGCAGCGAGATGCGCTCGGCAAGAGCGTTTCTCCCTGGGTACATCCAGTTTTCTAGGCGCGGGTCAAGGGTGGTCGCGACCTCGGAGGCTGCCGTCGTTTGCTTTCGCTTACTCTGGTGTTTTCCTTGGCCGTGGCCGATCAGGCGGAGAGTGGAATCGTTTACGCCGTGGTACTCGATTTCTGGCTCACACCAGCTGACTGCCCCCCTCCCGTTGTGGAAGTGGAGGTACGCATCCACGTGGGCTTCGAAATCGTGCTCAGGAAGTCTGAGTCCTTCTTCATGGTGTCCGGTGCCTTGAGAATCTCCTTCCGGAGCTTCGCAAACTTGGTCCATGAGTTCTTGGTCGGTTTCTCTGCTTTCTTGTGTGCCTCGATCAGCTCGCGCATGCGCGTCATTGGTGTCTTCGAGCCAGCTGCCGGCTCTCCGGACCGAAAATCCTGGACAGACTCTTTCTTCTCGTCGAAGAAGCCCGATGCCAGGCTTGCCAAATCACTCGCATCATCTGCGTATGTCGGCTGGCCGGCTGTGGCGGGCTGCTTTCGGGCTGACTGTTCGACGGCTGCCACTGTGGCGGCTGCCTTGAGAAGCGCCTCCTTGCGTGCGTCCGCGGATGCCTTTGCTTCGGCGTCCACGTCGCGAATCGCGCGGCGGAGGGTGTCTCTGTCGGTGTCTGACTGCTGCAGCTTTTCCATCACTGCCAGCATCTTGGCCTCGAGTTTCGTAGTCTTGTCTGACATCTCAATCAAGGGATCGGGTTTCTTGGGCACGGGAGGTGCACCTGCGTGGTCTGCTTCATGCTTCGCTGTGAATTTCATGAACTTGTCCAGCAGGGCCCCAAAGTGGGCGTCTGCCCGCTCCGTGTCCGCCTTGATTTCGTCGTCTGTCGGGATATCCTGCATCTGCTCTGCCAGAACCTGTGCCAATTTCTTATCTTCCTCAGCCAGCGCATGGGCGTACGCCTTGGCCCTGTCGGGCTTTGACACGTAGGCCGACACGTCGGGGGCCACACTGGTGCTCTGCGGGTCCGCTGCTGCGGCCGCGTACTCTGCAATGATTTCCTGATCCCTGTCGAAGCGGTTGTAGAAATCGCGGGCAGCCAATAGGTTGCTGCCACGCTTCTCTGCTTTCTTCAGTTGGGTGGTTATCTTCGCTGACGCGGCCGTTGTTTGGGCCAGCGCGCAGAGACTGCATCCGGTACTTTCCTTGGTACAGTCAGTTCCGTGTGCACAGTCGTGCGTGAGTTTGTACGCGCGCTCCATGTCGCCCCAGTGAAGATCCTCGTCGTCTTCGCGATCTCCCCATGGGAGCTCGTTTCCGTCTTCGAAGTCGTCGGTGTAGTGGTTGAGATGGTGGCGGGTTGAACCCTTCATCATGCCGTCCCACTCGTACTGGCGCGCCTCTTCTTCCTCGAGCTGTTGGTAATACTGTTCCTCGTAATTCTCAGCATGCCATGACTCTTTGGAGTACTTGGTGCGGGTTGCGTGTGTAAAGATTTGAATCGAACGGGCGACGTTGAAGTCGCCGTCTTGGCTGGAGCCGCTGGCTGCGTGGACGCCCACGACGGCACCTTTGTTCATCAGGGGGGTACCTGAAGTCGTTGGTGTCGTGCTTGACGTGTGCCACAGCTGGCCGGCGGTTGCCTTGACCACAATGCCCTCCGATGTGTACTTCGCGCCAGATGGCATCTGCCCGTTGAGGGACACGATTGCTCTCTTCTTCAAAGCACCCAGCGCCAAAGGCGCAACCTCCATGTTCTGCCACACTGCCTGGCCGCGGTTAGGACCGGGGGCAATTAGCATGGTGATGTCATGTTGGTTTTGGGGGCTGGTTGTGTAGACTACCCAGTTGAACAAGCTGACGTGCTCGCCGCCCTCGCGGGGGAAGCAGCGGGAAAACCCGGCTTTGGTCGTGTGTTCAATCCCTGGGTCCGTTGCATTGGAGTTTCGGATCTGGTCCAGGACATGTGTGCATGTAAGGAGCACTGTGTACTCTTCACCATGTCGCTGCACCTTGACGCGGGACCCAAGCCCGAATACTTTGCGTTCCCCCGTCACGGCCGTGGCGTAGATCGTCACGACTCCCTTGGAGTGGTTTCCCGTCATTGTGAGGGGACTCGCGGGGAGTATGCTTTCCTTGGCACCACTGGCTGTGGGGGGGGTTGCATCAGAACAGAACTTCTCCAGCTGCTCGTACGCCGCCAGGATCTCCTGGTTGGTACGCTTGCGGCCAGAGGGCGGTAGCGCGGGGACGCGCAGGATCTCGCCATTGTGTCGGATGAGCATGTAGGGGCCCTGCGGGAACTTGGTTCCGGCTGGCTCGAAATGCATTTCACCCTTGGTGACAGTTTCGGTCTGGTACTCGGGTGCGACGCCTACCAGGCTCGCCATTTTGGCTGCCATACGTCGCTTCTTGAGTTCGGTTGCGCCGCGGCTGGCTGCGTACCAGCTGACGGCCACGATGGAGAAAGCAATCAACACGTTCAAGAACGGGTTGGCCGTCAGCAACATGGCCTCAGGGAGGTACGCCTCGACAGGCGCGGCATTGTGCACTGCAAAATCATGCAGCGCGACCAGCATGGCCCAGAACATCGAAAAGATGCTCGGGAGGCTGTAAGGGGTCTTGGGAAGGCCAAAATTGTGGCGCAAACCAGTCACCTTCACAGGCATCACGTCTTTGATTGCCATCTTGGACGTGCCTGTTGGTGTAGTTTTCGCTTCCTAGAAGGTACGGAAGCTGTGCACGAATTGCTGTTGGGTCCCTTAG